GTTCTGATTCTGCAACTACATAATATTTTTTAGTATAAGTTATATTAACTCTAACTACGTATTTGTTTTTCATTATCGTTCTCCTTATCTATATCTACTGTTTCAACATGGTCATTGTAATCCCAACAGTCTCGATACTTTTTTAAACCTTGCCACTCTCTAGCTTTGTCGAATGCTTCGTCTTCATTCTTTGCTTTGACATGAAATGTTCTCTGAACATCATACGCTAAAACTACTCTATAATTAGGCATTATCCACCTCAATATCTTCTATCCATGATATGATATCACTTTTTAACATTTCCCAATTCTCTGCGTCAAACCCACATAAATCCCATGATAAGTTCTTATGTTTAGGATTTTCCCATACATAAGCAAAAGCCTCTGTGTGTGTAAGTTTACCTTTTCTAATTGATTCTTCTACTTCACCAATGAAGTCTTCACATTCTTGTTGTAGATGTTCTTTAACTTTTCCCATTATTGGCCCTCATTTTCTAATTTATCTCTCGCTATTTTTTCTGCTTCTTCTTCTGCCTTAGCTACATCTTTATATTCTTTTAATGTTTCTGCTAATGCTTCTTCATACCATTGTT